GAGGTTAATGTTCTTGTTGTGGGTACACCGCCTAAACCCGACAAAGTATAATTCGGAATATTTAAGGTATTAGAAATTAAAGTCGCTGCACCACTTGAACCTGTTGTGGTTAAACTTGTAATTCTGTTTGTATAAGCCGTATCCCAATTTGCTTGTGAAGCGGTTGTAGGAATACTATACCCACTTGCAAAAGTAACCGCTAACGTACCACTCGAAGTAATAGGACTTCCGCTAACACTTAATCCAGTCGGTACTGATAATGCAACCGAAGTTACTGTACCTGTATTTGCGTCTGTATCATTTATCCAAGTTGTGCCGTTATATTTTAATACTTGACCATTCGTTGGTGTTGTGATTGTAACGTCACTTAATTGGGTAAGTGAATAATCGCCCTCTGTTGCTACTACTGCACCTGTACGACCGAAAACCGAAGTAACGGCATCTGTATTATCATCAGTCCAAGAAGTGCTTAAAGTGCCACCATCTTGTTGCGTTAAAGTCAGCGTTTTTGTAGTTGTTCCCGATACGGAAACGCTATTTATTTTGTCGTTGTAAGCAGCATCCCAGTTTACTTGCGAAGCCGTAGTTGGTAAAGAATATCCAGTCGCAAAAGTCAATCCTAACGTGCCACTCGTAGTTACAGGCGAACCTGTTACGCTAAAGCCTGTTGGTGCGCTTAATGCTACGGAAGTCACCGTACCGCCTAAAGATGGCGAACTATTTGTTATTGTGAAATTCGGATATGTACCCGAGATTGAAATACCTGTACCAGCGGTCAATGCCACCACTTGGTCGGGTGCGGTATTTGTGATTGTTAAAGTTCCGCTTGATGTAATTGGCGAACCCGAAATTGAAATACCTGTACCCGCAGTAGCAGCAACAGAAGTCACTGTACCTACATTGTAGGTTCTATTAGCACTTAAATCTTGTGAAACACCATTTATCGTAATTGTACGTGAAGTAGGAACATAACCGCTTAAATCAGGCGCATAGTTAGGAATATTCAATGTGTTGCCGACTAACGTAGCAGCACCGCTTGTTCCTGTTGTGGTTAAGGTTAAAGCACCTTGGTATTGCGGGATATTTAATGTATTCGATGAAAAGGTAGCCGCTCCCGAAGTTCCTGTTGTAGTTAATGTGATTGTGCCTTGTGCGCCAATATCGCTTAACACTTCGCTTCCTGTTCTAAAAGTAACAACATTTAACGCGCTTAAAACCAAAAATTTATCAGTATCTACCGAAGCATTGGTAACGCTTGTTAAAGTAAGATTATTAGAAAAAGTTTTAACACCGCTAATTGTTTGGGTAGTTGTTAAAGTAACGTAAGCATCCCCAATATCAGTTTCAATAATATTAGCAATATCGGTAACAGTACACTTGAACGAATAACCCGAAGATGGGTCGCCAACCAACATAAGGTCGCTTAAACTTGGTACTCGGGATTGTAGTTCGTTTATTTTCTTATTCGCCATACTTTTTTATTAAATAGCAATATTAACTTGGATATGCATACGTTGTAGGAATAACACAACGATTTGCAGTATAGGGTAAATCAATCGTAATATCAGCCTTAACACCTGCCAACAAATCGGGGGTATCTTCGGTAAAAAACGTCAATGTAGCATTCAACCCTTCGTCGAACTCAAAATTATTATATCTAAGTTGCGCAATGATATCTTGACAGATTTGTAATTGGTCGCTTAATACCTCGGTTTCGTTAGTATCTTCGGGAAGCATCCTATCAAAAAAATACAGTGAAAAGTTCAATACAACGCTTTTTTCTTGTATGTTGCCACCTGTTAAATCAAAAAACAACGATGGGTAGATATTTTCCGTACCTCTACTTAAATAATCACTTAGGTCGCCGAAGTACACGCTTTTTATCTGCTCGTGCGCATTCGCTAAGTTGGTTATTGTTGTTACTAAATTGTTTAACGTCATTTTCCTGTTTTTGTAAGAAGATTTTTAGCTTCTTTTGATTTTTAAGGGAATATGTTTTATTCGCCACAACAACGATTTATGTTACCTTGATATTTTTCTTCAAACGTCATTCCTTTACAATTATCGTCATCACCCAACCATATTGAAGTAGTGTAGGCTTGCCTTTCGGGGATAATCGTATCGTAAGCCGTGCCGGGATTATTGTACTCGGGGAATGTACCAAAACCGCTTCTGTCTAACAAGTACTTAACCAATCTTTGTTTGTAGAACTCGGCACGCACCTTATACCTATCGGCAACGTCGATTAACTCGGCAGCACTTGGGTTTTCTTGACCCTCGCCCGATTTTCTTATCAACCCTTTATTGTAAAATTGATAACTCAATCCCATCGGCAGTTCGCTCATTACATAATAAACCAACGTAGGCGCAATGTAAGTATCTAATAAATTGCTTTCTACTTGCGTAAGGTTATTTGCAGCAATGCCATCTTGCAACCGATTGTATAAAGCCGTTCCGAGTGCTGGCAAAATATACATATCTTGCGCAGTCAAAATCTCGGGGTTAACCAACTTTTCATCAGTATTGAAATGTAAACCTGTTCTTTCTTTTATCGTGTCAACCGAAATAAATAATATGTTCCTGCTCATCTTTTATTTTTTAATAACTACTACTGCATTCCAAGTGTGCCTACATTTAGGGGAGTGTATCCCTGTATTTGGGATTGTCCACCATCCACCCGCGCGGGCAAAAACATCGTAACCCAAGCGTGCTGAAATCTGCTCAATCTCGCCACGTGTGTAAACCCTATTCAACGACATCAATCTTTGACAAAAAGGTCGTGAAGTGTTGGTATTTCTATCTTTTGCATCGGTTCTTAAATAATCCCAATTATATTCGTAACGAACTAAAAAGGTTGTTTTTACAGGCTCGGCAAGTATCTTGTTCAACGGCTTCAACAACTTACTAATTCTTGTTTCGGCATCGTATTCCAAAATATCAAGCGCAGCCAGTTTGTTTATTCGGTTTATGACTTCCGCTTCTTTAACCTCTAAAGCCTTGGCAATATCTTCGGGTGGGATACGCTTGTTTTTAGCGATTGTATCAATGATTTTCTTATCAAGGGTATCATCTACCAACTCGTCACGGAAAGCCAATTCTTGCGCCTCTAAATCGCCTTTAAACACATTCTTACGCGCGATTACTTTGTAGTTATCGGATTGCTCGCCAAATTGAGTAAAAACGCTCAATGTGCTTTCAATATCGTCAAATCTTTGTTCGTAGGTTTCATCCCCAAGCCAAGTCGTGATAGCTTCATCGTCTAATCCGTACCCTTGTTTGAGCATTGAAATAGCTTGCTCACGGCTTATCTTTCCTTTATTAAACTCACGGATAATACGTTGAAAGTTCTGCCATTCGCGCCCTTTCATACCTTTCAAATGCTCGTTTACGAGTGCTTGCGTAGGCTCGGGAGTAACCACATTCTCATATTGTGATGGGTCAATGCCAATCTTTTCAAGTATCCACTCTTTAGGTGCGTTAGCAGCGATAATTGCTTCGCTGAACTCAAAGCTAATCGGTTCAACAGGCTTGATATAAATATCACTACTTGCGCCGTTAATCTTAGCCAGCTTATTAAAAATGCTTTCTAAAAATTGTTGCTTGTCGTTTACATAAGTATTCTTGAATACCTCGTAACCATCCCGAATTTCGGAACGTGTACCAAGCGAACCCTCAACCAAAACACCAAACAATGATGGTGTAGTAATTTGATGCCCAGCAAAAATGTTTTGTTGTATCATTTTATCGACTTGGTTAAAATCTTCCTTTGTCAAATCGGAAGCACCCAAATCGTCAATAACAGGTTTTTTTGCAGCGTCTTGAACGAATGAAAGAATAAACTTCTTACCATCCGAACCCGAAAACCTATCGGTAAATCTTCTTTCGATATTACGCTTTTCATCGGGCGACGGCTCGCCATTCGGTAGTGTAATTAACTTAGAAGCAGAGAAACCTGTTTGCGCATTACCTAAAACGTGGCGAGAAACCTCAACGTCGCTTTCAATGTAATTAAGCGCACCCATATAAGCAGGTAGCGCATACGTATCAAGTCCGGGTCTATATTCTTTAATGTAAAGTATTTGCTTGCCTACTTTGTTTCCTGTATTGTAAGCAGCGATTACTTCAACTTCTTCTTTTCTATCTTGCCAGTTATTCTTGTACCAAAACTGCGTGTTATCTTTATTAGAACGAACCTTAGTATAATCAATATGTGATAGGCTCGCAATTCTTTCGCCTACCTTACTCCAAATAACTTCTAAATACGCTCCACCGAAAAGTTCAATATCAATCGACACCTTGCGGGTTAAATCGGTAAGCGTTTCGTACTTATTTGGTTTTTGAATAAAGGCTTCAGCATTCGCGTCGGGTTCTTTTGTCGCCCATCCGTTGCCTGTTATGTAATTTACCTTACCGCGCACAATTGCGTTATGCTTTGCGCTCTTATTGTATAAACTTAACAGGTAGTTAGGATAATCGTTCCTTTCGCCGAACTCAATATATCCCTGTCCTTTCTTTTCCCGATACTCGGGTTGCTTTGCTTCTGCAAAACTTAATATTACTAAATTATCCATCATCGTACTATAAATGTATTATTTGGTTCGTAAGTCGTAAAGTTGAAAGCCGTAGCTTCATCCAATCGCATAATGCCAGTTTCTAACTTGCTGGTAGCTAACGCAGGGTTCGTGTTGCTTGTTGACGTTTGCTCGTAAATCTCGTATTCCCATTCCCCGCTATCATAAGTTTGAAAATACGTATTGGTAACTATCGAAAATTCATCGTAGCGTTCTTTGTGTGTCGAAATATTAGTCGCTTGCAATAACACAAAACTTCTTATGATATTGCTACCCCTATGCGTAAACACGAAAAGATAATTAGGGTTCGTTAAGGTTTGCTTTTCCTTTAACGTCAATATAATAGTGTTAGTTTGCCCTTTTGTGAGATATATCATACCACTAAATAGAATTAGCGTGAGATTTTACCAAAAAAAAGCCACCCCAAAAGGAGTGGCTCTAATCTACCTACCTATTACGAACTACGAAAGCAATTAGGAAACAAGACCTGCAATGATACCGCTGTTCACTTCGGGAGCAAGTTCTTTCTCGCCACCTGTAAATGTAAGCGTGTAACCATTTCTGTCGCCTTGTGCAGTTCCTGTCGCAGACGTTCCGCCTGTTACATCGAGACCTGTAAATCGACCTAACAACCAATATTTGTCGTTAGCATCTTGAACGACTGCCATCAATGTATTTTTAGCCAACAACAAGATTTCATTTCTTGTATTGGCTTGCAGTTTGTTAAGAACAATCGAAAGTTCCTGAGCGTAAAATACAGTACCATTCTCAACTGAACTTGTGATAGTTTCAGTCAAAGCACCTGTGTTTTTTACTAACTCGTATTTGTAGAATACCTTACCCGCGCCCTTAGTAATAGCTGAAACGATACCAGAAGCCTCGGTAACTGAAGCCACGTTAGCGTGAGCAATCAGCCACACGGCTTTGATACCGCCTAAACTTTCCCGACAATCGAGTGTGTATCCTTGTGTTAAAGCACAAGCCATTTGTTAAATTTTATTAAGTTATTAAAGAGTGGGTAACCCCGAAAGATTACCCACCTTATTATTACAGAGTGAACTTCACTACTTCATCAGGGAACGCAAAGTTTACGCCCATCTTGAACTCGCTTACGAAACGAACTTGGTCAGCTTCTTTAGCGTAGAACAATTCGAAACGCTCTTCTTCGTTCAACAGGTCAGTACCGATGAACAGGTTAGAAAGGCGCATAGCGTACAACTTGTTAGTTCCGTTCAGTCCTTGTACGGCAACAACCTTAATAGTTGTAGCAGGCAGAACGAACTCGGTGTCAGCCTTAACATCAATTGAATAATTGAAGCTATTAGCAGCACGCAGAGCAATCAAATAAGTACGGAAAACATCCATACCGCAGAAGATTGTCATATCTTCCTTAGAAACAACAGTCGCAGGAATTGCTTGATAAACAGCATCGAAAACGGCAATCACATTTGAAGAAGTGATTGAAGTAGCAACAGAAGAAATATAAGCAAGCGCGTTAGCTTGAACAGGTCCTGAAGCAGCGTTAACCAGCTTAATCAAACCATCAAACTTATTGAGGTTTACGTTACCGCTGGTAGTATCGCCCTGCCACAAAGCAGTTTCAAGTTGTGAAGCGATTTTGTCAGCTTTACGAGTGGTGTAATCTTCGGCGAATACGATGCTATCGTAACGACTTCCCGCGGGAAGTGCCTTTTGAAGATACTTTGCTTCCAAATCTTTGGGGCAAAGGCTCTCGTTAATCTTAATCTTACCTACGGTTACAGTACGCTGAGTGAAAGTAGTTGTACCTGAAGCGTTGAAGCCGCAAGATGAACCACTTTGGAAAATAGCGTCAGTATCCATAATGTTAATGGTTTCGGCTGATTTTACGCCTACCATTACGTTACCTTGGTCTTTAATCAAACCAGCGGTTTTGCTTCCAAGAACGGAAGAAGATACCAACAGAGCTTCATTCTCTTTGGTATAGTTAGCTAATGCATCTACATTAAAAGCCATTGTTATTAAATTTTAATTGTTTGAAAAATTATTTTTTTGCGTACAAATTGAGAAAACGTGATACTTTGTCGTTCTTGCTTTCGTAATGTTTTTCAAAAACTTCTTTAGGTTGTGTAGGCTCGGCTGAAGGAGTTTTAGTCAGTTCGATAACTACATCGGTCAGTTCTTGAATAGCTTGTGAAAACTTAGCAGATTGCTCAGCCATCATAGCCTTTTCATCTTCTTTCTTCTTTCCGTACTCGGCAAGTTGTGCTTCCATTTCGGATACTTTCTTTTTCAAAAGTTCAACTTCGCTTACGGGTTCTTCAACAGGAACTTCGGGGCTTTCAATTTCAACGATTGTTGACGCTTCATCAAGGGTAATCATAGTACCATCGGCAAGTTTATGCTCACCAGCAGGGGCAGGCATTTCGTTACCAGCTTCGTCAACAATAGAAACTTTACCACCAAGTTCAAGTTTGTCAATCATTACTTTTGCTCCACCCTCGAGTACATACTCGGCAAGAGCAACGGCAACAGGTGCTTGCGCTTCCGCAAACATTGCCTTGATTTTCAAAAGTGCTTCTTGTGCAGTCATAAAATTTATTGATAAATAGTTACACACATCGTTGATTACCATATAGACAAAAAAGGGGAGTGTAGAAACACCCCCCTGTATTAAAACCAAACTATGAAAACCTATTCTACTTGCTTTAAGATATCAATGATTTCATCCATCATTTTTTCTTCCTTACTGATTGGTTTTGAATAATTAAAAATACCCTCAACGCTAAACCCCTTTACTTTTCCATCTTTAATCATATTCCAAACTTCTTCATTCTCAACCTTAAACGAGCCGAACCAAGAGCCTTCTTTTACATCTTCGAATCCTTTCATTGGCTTTACACCGCGCTTTTCATCTACAATCCAGCTTTCAAACATCGTAACACCATCCATCACTTGCCCGCTATCATGCATCAAATTTACGTTATTTTGGTAACCTTTA